TGCTGGTTCCCGTACGAGGCCGTCGTTGACTCATTCGGAAGTCTGTATATTTTCTTTTAAACAATATTGGCATCAGGGAGCCAACTCGGTTTAAAAAGTCTATCATGTCAAACTGCTCATGAAGCCTAATGATTATAACAAAAATCGGTATCTCCTAGAGCAGGGAGTAACCCTCATTGAGGTTCTCGTGGTGATGGCTGTGGTTGTAGTTCTCTTGTCAATTATGCTCCCAGCTCTCACCAAGAGCCGTGAGATAAGCAGGCGAACAATTTGCCGTTCGAACCTGGGAGAATTGAGCCGCGCTGCGCTTCTTTACTCAAATGATGATTCCAGGGGAGTTTTAGTTGCGCAACTGGAACCTGATGATCGAAATCTATCTTGGATTTATCCAAGGTATATTCCTAATTTTAGTTTACTGAATTGTCCATCCACGTTGAACAGAATCTCAGGAAAACCTGGCATAGATCCGATTTCAGGAGAGCCGACGCTGGCTGAGCTGACATTCTTAGCCAAGGATGGAAAATCGCGGACTGGTGTAAGTTACATGCAAACCGGTTGGATGGGTTGGCGTGCGCGTACTTCGACTACGATTGAAATCAAAGGGCGTACTTGGGAGGTCCCATTTACTAGAAAGACGGTGGAAAATGTAAATCGTTATGAGCATTTCTGGAATGCATTCTCGCTCAAGGGCACCATTCCAGGTCCGTCGCAGATTTGGATCTTCAACGACAATAACTACGCAGACCAAATTCATTTTCCTGATCGGTTAGACAATCATGGCAGCGTTGGAGGTAATATCGCGTTTGTTGATGGTCATGTTGAATGGGTGTCGGCAAATAAATATGTTTACAGCTACGAACTTTCGCAGGATGATAATCGAGAGGCGATTGTTTTTAATCACTAACCAGTGATTTGATGGGGAAATTGAGTGTGCGAAATGAATAAAACACTAAAGCTATCGCCCTAAGGGGTTAGCCTGGAATTTTTTAGGGAAATGCCGTTTTTCTGAAAGAACAGGCCCCGTCTCCCTTATCCATTGAAACGGGTTCGTCCAAGGATCCCGGCGGTGACCGTAACCACCGGGACTATGGACACATGTTCGACCTCACCAGGGTTTCCACGACTCACAATCGATGGGTAGGAACAGGTTTCGGTTGCAGTCCGTCATCGGATCGAAGATGTTGTCAACAGTTCAGGAACTAGGCTGCGTTCAGGTGGCCTGAACAAAGTTCGGCGCAATATGATTGTCCGCACGCAAATGACGTTTGGAGCCTATGGCGAGAAGTTCACACCATCAAAGGTAGGGGCGCAGTTTTCCACGTCGCATGACCCAGGAGCACTTGGCAGGGTGGGACGGTATCGTGGTGTTCCACTACCTTACGGATCCGCAGACTTCGAAGTCCCAGATGATATTCCAGACAAGATCGCCTACATACACAAGCGTGCCTACCCATATCTGGTTTGCATGCGAGCGGCTGGTGCCGAGGAGTTCTGGCTGCACATCACCTATCACTACGAAGCACAGTGCGCCTTGGGTCTTTCGAAAGATGAACTGAGAATGATTTTGGAGCTCGACTGCGATTTACGCGTCGACTGTACGGCGGCAGAGAGCACCGAACCATTGCGTCAAGCGAACAGGAGGCAGCCTTGACGTTGGACTCGACTCATGAGTTTGCACCCGCTGGATTTGATATAAACAAAGCCGGAACCCGGTTACCCAAAATTGCCATCTTGGACCGTTGGACCAGAATTCCTCGGGCAAAGCCACTCTTGGCAATATCCGGGGAGGTGGACACATGTTCCATCTCTGCTGGTGACGGTTGGATCTGGAGAAAACGAGGGTGAACCTGAGGCTTTGTGGAAAAGTGTTGTCTTTCTGAAAGAACCAGGTGGAATCTCCCCTATACCCGGAAATGGATTCATGGAACCATCGTATTCGAAGCAAAATCCCGGGGTAATTGGAACTGTGTCAATCATCACTACTAACACGACGCAGCGAACGCGGGCCGGGACATCAGGTTGCAATCATGGGTTCCTTTGCTTCGGGTCACTGATCTTTGGTGGTTAGGCCGCATCGAGAGACGTGAGTAATTCCAAGCAACCTACTGTCGGCGGGGAAACCTATCAGCGCATTCTCTCAGTGAGTCCGCGCGATGCTCACATCTACTTGTGGAGCGAGCGTTTGATCATGATTGCAGGCATCGGGATCGTGGTTGCTTTGGGCATCGCTATCCTTTCGCCGCTCTTCGAGTTGATGCGTGGTAGTTGGCGTGGCCTCGGTCACTATCTCGGTGGCATCATCGTTTTACCTTTGCCATTTTTTGCCCTGCTATTCATCGGTGTGCTTTTGCACCGACGCGTTGCACGGAGACACGGTTTGTCGAGTCAATGAGCACGCGGCCTAACCATGGCTGCACAGCGAAGCCAGCGTTAACGTGGGTTGATGGTTTTTATATACCATCGACCAAATTACTGACCTCGGGTTGTAACTTTCGTTGTGACACAATGCCCAGCAAGTGTGGCCCGTTCTCCAAAGGTCCAGTTGTGGCAATATCCGGGGAGGTGGACACAGTTTCCACGGTCATTAAGATCCAGAAAGCAACGCCCACCATTCGATGGTGGTGGACGGATTTGGGTTGCACATAGATGGGGATGAGCATAAACAACGTTAACCTCCATTGCACGCCTTGAAGATTCGACCACCAACTAATCTGTTCACGCTTTTGGTGGCGTTGGTATGCAGCGGTTGCATCCCATACCATTTCACCACCCGACCCGGCGCATCGGGTTTAGTCGTGGATGCTCGCAACGGTGTCCCCATTGAAGGCGCAAGGGTATCAGTAACGCCGATGCGTAGTGACGAACCTGTTGGGGCTGCCACCACATCTGTTGACGGTTCATTCCTGGTTCAACCTCGCCACCAGTGGGGAGTCTACATTGTGCCCGGTGACATTTTCCCGTTTCCTTTCAGGTTGTCAGTCGATCATGACGGCTATCAGCGGACTACAATCCAATTCAATCATCGTGCGATGGGCCAAGGAACGTCAACGAACTTTGGAATTCTGAGGTTGGAGAAGTTGATGGAATAACGCAGTCCAAAATGTGCGTGTCAAACTTTCAACAACATTCACCAAGATCCCCTGGACACAGTGTCCACACCCACCGTTCGATGGTGGTGGACAGAATTAGGTTGCGGAGCGGTGGGGATGAGCGGATCGCCCCGAAGAGTACTAGATTTGGCTGCCTTTAAGTGCCATCAATGACGCAAGATGTCAGTGTATCGCATGACAATTCGTCGCAAGATATCGTTCGTGTTGTTCGCGGTTCTCGTTGTGCCGCTGGGGTTGTTCCTTGGCTACTACTTTGCGTACGAGCCGTTGAAGTTTCAGTGGCTGATTTCGTCCGTCGAGTCTGCCAAGACTGCCACAGAGGAGCGTGAGGCCTTTACTTTGGCTGCTCGGTGGGGACGCATTTGGGAGCTAAATCGGTTGCGTCCGGAGGATTTGCCGAAGCGAGCACACCATATCAGAGGTGATTCAGTGCTTGAGGTAGAGTGGTTGGAATCGTCACCTTGGACAGGTCAACCCTATCGAGCGTATCGTCGAGTCCTCGATACAAACAGCCTGGAGATCTTATATGTGGATTATCGCGAATGATCCGTCTAACGAAAAAAGTTCGTCGCTGCGAAGCGCAGCTTATCTATCAAGTCCACTGTTGGTAAAACATTCCCGGGAATGAATATATTCTACATAGAGTCAGAGATTGGCCGTTTCCCTCTAATTCCATGAACCACACCCGACAATAATATCCAAGAGACATAGTGTCCACGGTGAACCGAATGAACCAGATGTGGCATTATCCGGTGTAGGTGGACACAGTTTCCACGGTCATGAAGGTCCAGATGTCCAGACCAACCAACCGATTAGACCGGACAGTTTTGGGTGTTGCTGCTTGGGTTGCGCTCATGGTGTGGTGTTGTCTTCCCAGAGAGCAATGTGCTGCTTGGCTACAATCTGGTGACTGGTGTAGATCGATAGACTTGCTAGTGCATTGAGTAGGGCGCTTATATTATTACCCACCTTGATTATGGCCTTCCGCTTCTTACCGGCAACCTCCAGTTCCTTCTGAAGCTCAGCGCATCGCTTGACAACAGCGCAGACGTTCTCGACCAGAGAGGCGTGTCGATCTTCAAGGCCCCAATGGTTGAGCGCGTTGACCATATCCACGTTTGCCTCGATCAGATCGTCGTTCTCTTGCGTAAGATCCTTGATCTGAGTATTGAGCCGATCGTTCCACCACTCCGGTCCCATCGCCTTCGGGGTGCTGGGAGGGGCTGGTTGCGATTGGCCTGAGCTTGGGGCGAACGACACGCTCACCTGAGGTTTGGCATCTGGTCCTGGCACAACGTCAATGCAGGTGCTAAGCAGCTCCCTGTACGCTTTAAAGAATAGCTGCGTTTCCGAAACGTCCTGGCACATCCTACCGATCAGTGTTGCTTGTTTTGTTGTCATTGCGTGTTCCTCCTCTGCTTGCGGTTTGTGATTGTGACGTTGTTCTTAAGCTTGTAGGCCTTCACTGCCCTGGTGATCTCTGCAACTTCGTTGCGCTTGAGTGGGGCTGATTCAATGCCCCGACCAATGATTTTGTAGACCCCGGTGAACTTCATGGTGTCAGGCGTTGAAGGTAAGATCCTCAGCGGTAGGCCACGCTGTCCCTTCGGCCTTGGCCCAGAATTTCTTGGCGATTTCCTCGTTGCCACCAGCTAGACGCAGGTACTCGGTCTTGCGCTCGGAACGCACCTTGGCGTTGTACGCTTGCTGTCGCACCTCGCTGTACTTCTCAAGGCACTCGTCGCGCACCTTAACGAACTCGGTGTCGTCCTGAGTGTATTCCTCAAACTTAGAAGACTTCTGTGAACAAGCTTCAACGCCGACATGTTTCGTAACCACTTCAGGCCTCTCCTGAGTGATCTTGATCCTTGGATTGCTGTAGCTGTTCTCCTCAACGCAGACCATTCCCTCAAGAGCTCTCTCGGCTAACTTCTCGTCAAGGAAGCCAAAGTTGGAGCTGTGGTATCCAATCTTGAGCGTGAACACCTTGATGGACTCGGCGGGTTTTGTGTACCCGCGCCACTCGCTGCGGCTGAGTGCTTCGGAGAGCGTGACCGGCGGCTTCATTCCGCGCTCGATAGCCTCCAGGCGGATCGCGTCGTTGAGCTCTTCGTTCGTGAGGTCGATGGTTTCGTTTCGCGTGAGTTGAGAGAATGGTTTCATAGTGGGAAAAGGTGTATTACACCTGTTGCGATTTGTCAACGGATCGCCGCAGATTTTTCTTGGGTGTGACCACGTAGATCACGCACATGATAAACGTGATCAAGGCGGCAACGACCACGATGATCCACCATGCAAGGAAGAAGAGCATTGCTCCGTACGCCATACACCAGAGTTCTAGGCCGATTTTCTTGATCATTTCCATTCCGGGAGTGCTTTCTTAAGGTCGATAAGGGTGCAGTCGTCGCCGTCCGCGAGATGTCGGTTCTTGTCCAGTGTCTTGCGGATGGCGTTCTCAATCCGTTGGATGTGGTCATAGAGGCAATTGAGCTCTCGGGTGAGAGTTTGTGGATAAAGGTCACGTATCGTTTTACCGCTTGGAGTGTGAATCAAAAATCCGCGCACAGGGCCAGAAACTCTTAGTTGTTCAGTTTTGTAGCGGCTCACAGTTTAGCCTCCTTATCCCACGCTTTCACAGCAAGTCCTGCTCGTTTAAGCCATTTGATTTCGTGACTTGATGTATATCCGATCTGGTTTGCACACTCGCGGAGTTCGTTGCCAAGTTTCTCCAACCGCTGGATGCGTTGCTGTAACCGCAGGTTCTCTTCATCTAACAATTGCTGCTGCCGGATGATCTGGTTGGATTCGTTGAGTTCACGTTCAAGCCTCCTGCACAGCATTCCCAGCTCGGCTACGTTATGAGCGGTTGAGTCTGAGATGGGCGTATCGCTCACTTAGCCGCCTCCTGTTGCTTGATATACTGCTCCAGAGCTACATCAGCAATGTACTGCAATTTGTATCCGGTCTTCTGTGCGAATTCCTTGAAACGCGCATGAGTCTTAGGTGAGACTAACACGACCTTGTAGGGATCTCGCTCACGCACGTACTTCACAGGGGGCTTCGGAATCTCTTTTGGTTTGGTTCTGGTTACCATGGTTACTGGTCTTTGTAGTTGCGGTTGATAATTTTGAAACCGAGCGGACGGCCGTTGCCCATGGACGCCGTCTTGGCTGTGCGCACAACAATTCCCTCGGCTGGTTTACCGCTCACAGTCTGCTCATCCGCGAGCCCCTGCAGCGCCTCGATGGACGCGCCCAATTCGAGTTTGCCAACCATCGAGACATAATCGCAGTCGAGCTCGTTGCGGCACAGCCAACCCATGGCCTCGTATTCGAGCCACACGCCTGTATCGAGGTCGCGAATCTGGTAGACGTACAGCGTGGGTTCCATCAACCCCAGCTGGTTCCCCTGCACACCCGGACCCATGAGTTCGCCCTGGATGACAAGGTTCATGTGTTCGCTCAGCTGCAGCTTCTTGGCTGTTTTCCAAAAGCCGTTTGTGTTCGACTCCTTGAGACTAAAGTTGCGTGAGCAGACGTAATCGATCTTGCCACCACGCACGACGATGGTGCAGGACGCTCCATCAAGCTTCAGCGTCGCGTAGCACTCGTGTTCCAGCACGAGCTTCACGAGGTCCGGGTTGCTGAGACCGTTGTCTTCATCGGTCTTAGGCGCGAAATAGACTGGGAACGACCCTATCACTACGCCGCTCAGGCATGCCGGGATCTCCTTCTCGTACTTCCTCACTCCGAGTTCACCACCGACATCAGCGCCGATCTGCCACCCACGAACGTGCTCCGGTAGGATCGACAGCGGTTGGACGAGCCCTTGGCTGTACTGGCCGCGCAGCTTGACTGTGTTAAGGCGGATCGTCTTGTCGCCCTTCTTCAAAAATTCTGACCACGGTTCATCGGGGAGGATGGTGTCGATCGGAATGAACACGGCCGATTCACCAGCCTTGAACTCGCCCTTGCGGACGATTACCTGCCACCCCAATACCCTGGCTATCTCAAGGGTGTCGGCGTTGGTGTGCGGGAAGATTTCCGTGATGGTCTCAATGGACGCCAGTTTCATAAGGACTAGGTGTATTACACCTAATGCGCCTCGTCAAGCTTGCACGTTGAACGTCTCCATAGGACGGAGCTTATTTATCGGAATAAACCAAGCAGGAACGTGATTATTGGGGTTTCTCAGGTACTCGCTTTTCGCTCCTTCGGTGCCGTAAATCCACCCAGCCAAGACAACATCGCTGCCATTAACAATCGCCAGAATGAATCGGCGTTCCAGCACATCGTTATCGCGGATGACCAGGCACCCATCGTAACGATCGGTGGATCGCACCTCTACGTCACGGAACACATCTGGAACGATGTGGAACTCGTTGAGTCCTGGGACAAAGTAGAACTTGCCCAGCTTCGCTACGGCTATCTCTCCACAAACCCCAATCACTTCATCAAAAAACCTCTTGATCCAAGTGCGATTACCACTCTTCGCCCCAAACTTTAGCTTGGTCGCAATTGATACAGCCATCCGCAGACGGGCCGTGTTGATTGCTAGATCAAACTCCTGAAATTTGAGACTAATCTTCGTCACCGTCATCCTCGTTTACACATTCTAGCCTTACGCTACACTTGGTTTCTTCCTCGGTTCGGATTATCCACTCACGAATTTGTCCGTATCGGGCATACCAGTTCCCTACCCCGGCTGAGGCATGCACTGTTCTCCCTACCTCGGCCGGTTGGTGTGTAGATACAAAAATCTGAACAGACTCGAAGTGCTCTCCTAAATCGTGGATAGCTTTTTTAAGTGGTGACAGCTGTTGTTCGGTCATCTCTCCGCGCTCCTTTCACGGCCATTCATAATGTTGCTCACGTAGCTCTGCGAAATTTGAAAGATCTCAGCTATCTCCTTCACACTTTTTCCAGCCTTCCGAGCCTTCTTGATCATCTCCAACTTCTCAGGCGAGTGTTTGCATGGCCACGACGATTCGTCCCGGTAGAATTGATCCGTTGTTGGGATCGTTTTTAAATCCCGTACAGCCACTATGGTGGCATTGCTGACGTGGTGTGAGGAACAGATCTCTCGGTAAGTGCGACCGGATTTGAGATCTCGCTTGATGGCGATAATGATGCTGCATGGCAGCCGAATCGGTTTACTTGTCATTGGTTCCAAAGTCGATGTAGTCAGTCAGTTCGCTCATAACACTTAGACGAATATTCTCTATTTCCTTATCTGTTAGGTGATCACGTAAAAACAGTTTCTCGCCTATCTTTGCTCCTGCAATTCCATCGAGAACACATCTGCTCACAATCTCGTACAGCTTTGGTTTCATAATTTTTTCATGCGAACACCCATGCCTGAAGATTCCATAACCTCGACAGCTACAGTTCGAGGTAGGTTGTTCAGGATAAACTCGGCAACCTTTGCACTGGTGCTCGACGTCTGCATCACAACAGTTCCGATCACCTCTTTATGATCGTACTCTTTGAGCACTCCGGTTTCTTTCCGCCAAACGGTCACCTTGCGGTTGCCACTCAGAGACACCGTAGTGACGCTTGTAATTTCGTTCGGCATAATTGCTATTCACTAGAGACGGCTTGATCACATCTCGAATTCCGTCTGACCAACCACGCGGTGGTAGATGTCTTGCAGACTCGCTACCTCCGTACGGTGACTGTATCGCCGCCGGAAAATCACCTGGCCATTCTCGTACCAAACATTAATTTTTTTCTCGTTTTCGATAAACGACCCAAGGTTGCGTCTTTTTACTCGGCGGCTGCCTTGAACAGAATGTTCCTGACTATTTGCGATCGGCTCATACGGTTTAAGCGCGAAAGCTTGTCCAATATCTTTATCTGTTGAACAGAGATCCATAATGCGAGTAGTACTTTTTGTTTGTCGCGCTGGTTAGGCATTTGTTCCATCGGTGTATTACACCGTTTAAACCGAGTCAAACCTCATTTGTGAATCAGCCCTCCACAGGGCTAAACTTCTCCGCGAACTCACCGACTGACCGTACGTAAAACCGCTTACCCCTGGAGTAAACCACGCATCGACCACGCATCTCGCCCATTCGCATCTCAGCCTCCGTCACGGCCTCCACGATCGTGGATGGGTTGACGTTGTTCCGGTATTTCCCCGGTTTGATGACTTGGACGCTAGATGCCATTGGGATAGGTGTATTACACCTTGCGCACTATGTCAACGAAACGAAGTTAATCAGCGCAACTTTGAGGTCAGGCTCAACGAATGAGGGGCTCTTGATCAGTTTCCCGTCAGCGTTTTTGACTCGGTAGCAGCGGTCACTGGTGACTCCTGCAACCTTGGTCTCAGTCCAATTCAGGCTCTGGATCTTGAGTTCGTTGTCGTGAACCTCGGGTAGCGTCCATAACTTGGTGTCGTTGCTGACGCACACAGCTTCCAGCGCCGCCCAGAAGTTGATAGAAAAGTAGGTCGATAGCGCCATCAGGTCCAGCAGCGCGGACTTAGCATCAGCCTCGGACACCCTATCCTCACTGCCCACATTCTCCAGGAACTCGCTAATTCGGACTTCCAACGGATAAACGCACATCGCCGTTGCACGACCAAACGTAACTCTATCAAGCGTAACGCCGTAGGCATTGAGAAGGCCAAGAATCGTGAATGCCACGTCGCCAATATCGTCCGCAACCAGAGATCGGAGTTGGTCGATCTTCTTCAGAAGACCATCGATCCTCGATTTTGGCAGGTTCCCAAGCGTTGAATGGTAAAGTGAAGCATGGACGATGTACTCCTCGAACCACTCGGACTTCGCAAACCCTAGCTGCTGCTTGCAAAACTCGGGGTTGCGTTGCGTTGGGGTCTTCGTCACCGGCTGAGCGGCAACGTCTCGCTGCCAGTTGTGGATACGCTCCTGATAATATCGGATTTTCATTGGTCGAATAAAGAGGCTGGGTCAAATCGGGTGAGCTCTGGGCGGAAGGAGAACGAGACGCTTAAACCAGAGGGCCCCGCCCGTTGCTTGGCTATGTACAAGTCGATCTTCCTTGGACCGGTTTGTGGGCCATCCGAGTCCTGGGGTTCGACCGAGTACAGCATTCCGACGACATCTGCATCCTGCTCGATGGCACCGGATTCGCGGAGATCCGAGAGACGGGGTTTGCGGTTGCCATCTCGTTCGATGGCTCGGTTCAACTGAGCCAAAAGGATGATCGGAATTTTGAGCTCCTTGGCGAGGAGCTTCATGGATCGGCTGATGGCGTCGATTTGTTCACGGCGTTCCCTGCCCTCGCTTGCCGTAATCAGCTGTAGGTAATCCACGGCGAGTACCTTCACCCCTTCAGTGCGAACCCAACGACGCGCCTTGGCAGCGATGCTTTGGGCAGTTTGGCTCGCCCTGTCGTTGACCAGTATTTTTGTTTTGGAGATCCGCGCCGTCGCCAACGCGAGTTTCTTCATGTCCCCCTCGGTAGGTTGGGTTTGGTTGTCGTACCGGCCAACATCGACCTGAGACTCGATGGCAAGCATTCGCACACCCACTTCCTCGGCGCTCATCTCCAGAGAGATAAATCCAGTTGGAACGCCGCTGCTGCACAGCGATGAAAGAAGGCTCAGTGCAAACGCTGTCTTACCCGCCCCCGGACGACCAGCTATGACGAAAATCTGACCTCCTCGCAGACCGCCTCGGAGTGTCCAATCCATTTGTGTCCATCCGGTAGGGATCGCATCGTTCTTACCGGCACAACGGTCTTGCAGCAGGGTTATCGCGCTCTTGGCGATTTGCTTGCCGTTGAAATCACTGTCGGTCGAGTGCTCTGAACGGATACCCATCAGCTTGGACTCGAAACCGTCCAGCAGCGTGTCGATCTTTCCGCCCTGAGAATAAACGGTGTTGATGGCATCCTGATTGATTTCGATCAGTTGCCTCGACCGATGCTTGTCTCGCGCAATGTCGAGGTAGTACGGCAGGTTGGCCGCACTAGGCACCGAATCCATAGCTCGAGAGGCAAACTCTATGGACCCGACTCGGTGAAACGAATCGCCCTTAAGCCGATCGGAGAGGGTAACTAGATCAATCGGCACACGGTCGTCTCGCATCTTCGCGATGATGCTCCAAAGGTCGCGGCAGCGAACGTCGTAGAACCAATCGGCCTTAATCCCCGCAGTGACCGCGTCGTCGATGGCGTTGTTATCGAGCATGCAGCACCCGACCACACCTAGCTCGGCCTCTTCCGAGGCTGGAGGTTCCCTCACTTGCCGCCCTCTTTCAGGACGTAGTACTGAGCGACCATTTGGTCATACTGCTCCTGCATCTTTGGAGGAATGCGCCCCGCGAACATTGTGCCAAACCTTGGATGCGCGTGATGCTCGTAAATCTTCTCCCTGAGGATTTGAAGGTCGTTTGATGTGTGTACACCACTTTGGCTAGAAAGACCGCGTAGCGAGCTTTTAGAGGCCGTAGCGCCCCAATGGTTGCTGAGAGCTAGAGGAGTCAATACGGCATCCTTGAACAGCTTCCGGTAATTCACAGCGTGAGCCTCAATGTCTTTGGCCGTCACATTGGGCTGAGCCTTGCGGATGGCCGCGATGGCAACGCCGACCTTTTTCCATTCGCCGGTCGTCGTGCACGAGGTGTCCATTCCACAGACCTCGGCAAGAGCATCGAAGAGAGGGTTTCTCGGACTCTCTTTCGCGGCATCGCCGCTAGTAGTTCTTAATTGGTCTTCTTCTATAGTATTCTTAGGGGACGGGTTTCCAACGTCAGGATTCCGTTGACGGCTTTCCGCACTAAAAGGCTCATTTTGTGCGACTTCCCGTACACGGTTCGCTTGGTCAAAAAAGGTCCAAACCTGCTGGGCAAAACGTCCATCCTCGCCCTTCCCCTGCTCCTCGACCGAGGCGTAGCCAAGCTCAACGAGCTCATAGAATGAGGCTCGTAACGCCTCGCGCCCATCGGTGCAGTGCTGAGAAACCCAAGACTTGGTGACCACCCACTCGTCCACGCAGGACAAGATCATGCACAGGAGACCCTTGGCTCGGAGGGACATCTTGTCGCGCAGAACCTCGTTGGAGATGATGGTGAAATTGCCCGTCTGCCGCTTTACTCGAATTATTGTTTTCATTGGTAATTAGGAAAAAAAGAACCCCCACGCAATCCAAGGGGGAGAGATCGCTTGGAGATCAGCGAATCCTTGAAAAACGTGGGGCTAAAAATGGGTATGAACATGCAACCCTCTTCCTGAAATTCTCTCGACTCTTCTCTCATCGATCGACGAGAGCGATACGGGTGTATTACACCCTGAACGACTTGTCAAACTTTACGCCGTTCGTACTCCCAGATGAGAAGTGCGTCGGCGGTCTTGAGTGTGATTGGGATGTTTGGGAAGAGCTCCTGGGCACGGCCCTTAAGCTTGTTTTTCCACTCGGTCTTGCTGAGACCCTTGGACGTTCCGAGGCCTAGCTCCTTCTGCCACTTTTGAGGCGTGACCCGCTCGATGCGGTAGCCCAGCGCCATGGCGGCACCAAGGACGATTCCGAAGTTCTCGAACATCACCGCAGCCATTGAACCAGGGATGCCCTTGCCCCCGCCCATTGGGACGAAGCGCGGCAGCTGCTCGATGACAAGAACTGTGTAACCGCTGGACACCAAACTGCCCAAGAGCTTAACCGTGTCTGTCGGCTCCTGAGGCATCGGTGCTGTCTGCATCACTCCATCCGCTGGACACCAGGCAATGCCTCCTGAGGCACCGGGGTCAATCGCGACGTGGAAATGGTCGTTGGGGGTCTGTATTTTCAAATGCTGTTTTGGGATAGCTGATCAATCCGGCTTTCACCATCCGCTCCATCATCGGCCAGTTGGGGCCACGACGAGGATCGGCATCGCATTTCGGCGCGTACCAGAGCTTGCGAGCGCACTCAACGCAGGTCGGACGTCCCGACCAAAAGCTCTTGGTTGGTTGAGTGCGCCCACAACGGATGCAGGTTTTGGTTATCTCCCCTTTTTTGCCCATTCAGGTAGTGCTACGAGCCCCCTCTTGCCGTTGAGCGGACGCTCCCAGATGTTTGTCCCGAAGCATTCCGCGAGGGTATGGATGCGCTGTTGATTGATTGCTCGCCCCGCATCGATGGCGTGTTCTTCGAGTTCGAGGGTAACCGTCACGTAGGGGGGCTCCTTCTCCGAAACGATAAAGACCCACCGTGACCTCTTGACCTCCGTCGTAAACGGATCGTCAGAGGATGTGAGGGCGTTGAAGAGGTCGATGTACCACGCGGCTTGTTGCGCGTAGCCCCATTTCTGGATCGAGAACGCGAAGTCGCTTGGGTTCGCATACCCTCGATCGACCGTCTTGATGTCCGCAATCACCGAGGAGTTCAACCCCTTGGAATCACAGATGATGTCCAGCTTGCCCTTTGTGCGGATCTGCTGCCCATCGACCGAGATGGTCTTAAACAAGGCGAGTTCCTTTCGTGAACCGCTCAAGAGCTCGGCAGCGTCTGGGTTCAACATGATGCCATCCGTGATGCCGCTGATCTGGTCCATCTCATCCTGCGATAAGATCGTCTTGTGGCCGTTCTCCTTGCTCCACTCCTCCCACCACTTGATGGCGGCGATGGTCTCATCGCTAGGTTTCTTGGCGTTCACCTGCGCGGCCGTCGGCTTCCTCGGTGCATCAGGAGGGCTGAGGATGACACGCCTGGCGTACTCATCGGGCTCTAAAGCCGAGAGGTGCGTGAGCGTCCCGATGTATTGAGCGTGGGTCTGCTCGGTACGATAGCCGCCGAACTTCTTTGAGTAGAAGTGGGCGGGTGACAAGTTCATCTCCTTTAGATCGGAGACCGCGATAGCAGGATCATTGCGGTACTGCCGCTCGTCGAGGAGCGGGTAGATCCCATCGGCAATCAGTTGAGTTGTCTCGCTCATATGGTGTATTACACCTAACATGGTTAAGCGTTGACCTTGGCCAGGAACGCAACGGAGTTCGCCAAGACCTTCTCAGCGTTGGTCACCGATAGGTCACGGAATGTCTGACCATCCTTGAGCCACCCAAGCGTCACCAAGAAGGCATTGGCCTTAGGCTCGTGAGCGCCGATGGCTGTGGTCAACTGGACCCTCCACAAAGGCTCACCACCAGACAGACGCCACGCCTCTAGCTGGGCACCTGTCTCCTCGGTGATCTGGAAGATTTTGTCCACGAAAAGCCCAGAGCGGTCCTTGGACACAGCGGCCTGGTGATTGAGCGCCACGTCGAACACGGTCGTGAACTCGTACTCGATGCCGTCACGCATGATGGGTGCGAGACCGACTTTCTTGATCTGCGTCTTACCGCGATCGTCCTTCTCCTGAACGTAGTCCATCTTACTACGCATGCAGCAGATGACGTGGGTTGGAGACTGAAGCACCGCTTTAATAACGCCTCCGAACTTTTCACCCGCAATTTTCCAGTTGGTGTAGGAGTTGCCTCCGCGCTGATCGAGCTTGTCCTTGTAATCGAGGATGCCTTCCCAGAAGTGCGATGCGCTGTCGATCACGATGGCACCGTACTTAGCCTCCACGGCGGCGCTTACTCCATCGACGAACTTCTCGTTGTCGAACGGCGGCGCGATTTCAAGTGAATCGAAGTCGAACCGATCGGCATACAAAGAGGCTGATCGGTTTTCGGTGTCGATAAGCGCAATCTTGCCGGTCGGGCCGACGAGGCCGCGAGCAAGACGAAGGGCTGAGTAGGTTTTGCCCGACCCAGAGGGGCCAGTGATGGCGAGCTTGAGGAAGACCTTCTCTCGCGTGGCTTTACGGAACAGTGGTTGTGACATGATTTTTCTGGTGATACTTGCACCGCTCCTCAATGAAGCAGTCTAAGTCTTGTTGGCGGATACGCACGGTCCTGGAGGACAGCCGAACCACGGGGAAATACTGGGCTTTCACCCAATTTTTAATGGTTCGGACTGTCACACCGAGACTGCTTGCTGCGTCTTTGTAAGTAAGCAACATGGGTGTATTACACCGGCTAGTGCTCAATAGCAACAACAACCGGAGTGGACTTATATAAAGCCATCTTGATGTAGGTTGAGATGGTCATACCGGCCGCTGCAGCCGCTGCAGTTACGTGCTCGTGAAGATCACGGTTTGCGGGGACGCTCAGCTTCCGGAGGAGGTTGGACTTCCGTCTTTTGGTAGCCGGTTTCTTTCGCAAGGACATAGCTAATGAAATCAGTTAAGGTCATTCCACGTTCTAACGCTTTTTTCTTGAAGTGCTTTAGTTCGTCTTTATCGACCCAAGCACTGAAGACGCGCTTGTTTGGATCTCTTTGATTAGGCATATAGTTAATACAGTTAATACAGTTAGACTAGAGTTTTCAAGCATAGTTCTTGTCGGTTTTTAAACGATGGAGGGGGACTAGAAGATACGAGCAGCATAAGTTTGTGGCCGTCAAATTAAAATTTTTGTTACTTTTACGAAGGGTCGATATTCCAGAAATCATCAGCGTCTTGGCTGCTAACAAGCCCTCGATAGTGCGAGAAAAGAACACTTTCGCGGTGTCCGGCTTGCATGGCGGTCTTTGAGGCCGACTGAAATTTTTCTAGATGGTAGGAAAAAAACGTCCGACGCCTGCAGTCGATCTCCCATCGATCCGGTCTGATCTCTATTCAAGTCCGTGACGTTCTTCGAGAGTGTATTACACCTTTAAGGCCCGTCAAGTACCTGACGATTCCCCAACTTTCCCTACCGCTGGGAAGATTTAAAAGGCGACGGACTACTCACCCGCCCCACTTCAATTATTTTCACACAGTTTCACACAAACGAGGGGGAGTTTTGCTTCCTTTCGCTTCCTACTGAATCTTCATTTTACTGAGCAAAACCGCACTTTGTTGATTTTTCGATCCAGTAAAACACGGGTTCGAATCCCGTCGCCCGCTCCATCCTATTTCACCTCTAAAACCCCTGTAAACACAGGGGTTTTTTCGTTTCTCTGTTTTTCGCAGTTGACTTGTTGGTGACAGTTTGGCGACAGAAAACCGTGCCCACACCACAAAAATCACCAGCGCCCAGCACATTCCCGAAGACCATCCGAAGCGGAAGCGCGACGGTCCAAATCTACCGGACACCAACCACATCTCGGGGTGCAAAATACATCCAGTACACCCTCGCATACTACTCAGGCGGTCAGCGCATTCGGAAAAAGTTTTCCGACCTCAAAGAAGCGATTCAAGAGGGCAAATTTGCTGCGGACAAAATCGCATTCGGTGAATTAGAAATCCTAACTCTGACCTCCGAAGATCGAGCAGCCTACGTCAAAGCCTTGGAACTCATCCAAGACTCCAGAAAGCCCCTCATTCTGGTCGCTAGCGAGTACATGGAGGCAACCCAACTCCTGCCTCCAAATGTCACCTTGCTTGAAGCCTGCCGTGACTTCGCACGACGCAACTCTGAAGTTCAGTGTGAGCTTCCACTTAAAGAGCTTCTTGAAATTTACCTCGCCTCCTTGAAGAAAGGCAACCGAAGCCAACGACACCTTCAAACGATGAAAAGTCGTCTGACACGCTTCTCAACCGCGTTCCAATGCACACCTAAATCTATTCGCCGGGAGGCTGTCGAGGGCTTCTTAGACCAACTCGGCGTGGCGGACAGAACTCGAAAGAACGAAATCGGAGCGATCAGTCAATTCATCAACTGGATGATCCGACTTAAGTACGCTCCGAAAGATCTTGCTGAAGAGATTCAGGCGATCCAAAAACCCAACATTCAAGAATCTGAAGTAATAATCTGGTCTATCTCTGAGATGGACGAATTATTGAGAAACTCACCTCCAGAATGTATCCCATACATTGTTGTAGGTGGATTTTGCGGTCTTCGTCCCTCAGAAACACTAAGATCAGATTGGTCAGACATTACTCCATGCGGTGGCTACCTAGCGGTTAGAGCAAGAAAAGGCACAAAAGCCCGCAGAAATGCTCCAATCTGTGAACAGGCCAAGGCGTGGCTAAAGCCGTTTCAAAATAAATCCGGCCCAATTTCAAATCATCCCCGCTCATCTAAGATTCACAGAATGATCAAAGAGGCAATCAACGCTCAAAGGTTATTGAACAAGCAACCTGCTTTTACATGGAAAGATAATGCACTCCGGCATAGCTTCGGAAGTTACCGCGTTGCCCAAACTAAAAACATCATTCAGACCGCACATGAAATGGGAAATTCGCCCCAAATGATACAGAGGCATTACCTTCACTTAGTCACACCTGAAGACGGAGACAAATTCTTCTCAATATCTCCTAACCACACCACCCCTTGAGAGATTATCCAAACTTTTGACTACATCACCCCAATCGAACAAGACGCTTCTTTTTATCTTAATATACGGAATCACGCCTGATTTACACTGTTGCTCAACCCAACGTGTTGATTTCCTAAGCCGCTGTGCAACCTCATCTTTCTGTAGATAATCCAACCGTGTGTTCCCGAAATTTTTGCCCCCCTCTTTTACTACCAGTGTTTTTCCCAGTCCCTTCGAATTGCGTTCAACTAAATTCAGCTGTCGTCGAGCTATTTCAAGCTCAGTCTCTAGCCGCACATTTTCACATAAGAACTTTTGCTCAATTTCTTTTTGACTCATCAATATTTTAAAAAATTCATTTCTATTCATCAACCCGATTTCGATTTTATTTATATTTTCATCTCCAGCAGCTTTATTCCTCGTTTCAGGGTGGCAGTTCAGGTTGCTAGAAGCCGTATCGGCCTCCGATTTGACTTTGCGTTCAATACTCATAAACAACTATTATATTATTTGCTATAACCCCCAATGCAAAATGCACTAGGCACGCCGTGACAATGCGAGGCCAAAACCCAAGCGCAAGTTTTTTTTTGCCCATAGCGCAAGTATTTAATTTTTATAACATAATTCTTCAAAGTGATTTTATTTTAATCTGAGATTGAACCCAACCATTTCACCACAAGCCCACCAAACCGAATCCAGATTTGTTGCCACCAACATACACATACAAACAAAACACCCCAACTTGTTAGCTGGGGCGGTGGCGCTATATTAGAAAGCAAGTTTTCCTATTTTTATATATACATAAACTGCTTTATATTATCTAAAAACGCGGCTTTTGTATATAAAATAAGATTTATTATTATGTATTTCTGTCTCCGCCGTCTCCTCGATGAGACCCTGCGCTAGGAACGGGGCTAAGACAGCTTTCTCGATTGTATCATAGAAAACAGGATCAACCATGTGATCGATGAGGCGGGACTTAACCTGTGAGAAGCTAAAAGTAGCTTGAGTTTTGCAGATTTCGAGGAGTACGGCGCGAGCGAC